AGCGACTCGACCCGCACACCCCTTATAGAGGTGTTCTGTGACATGGCGCGAAGCGCCATGGCGAGTCGATATTGTTCATCACTCTGCACTCGCAAAGCAAGTGCACGGATGACAATAGGGGGCAGGCTCCATAATGAAGCCTGTAACTCCTCCAGTGGGGGAGCCCCAAACATCCCGAAACCTCCCAAATCCTTTGGAAGGTAGGTTATGATGTTTTCCCAAGGTACCTGTTCTTTGAACCGTACCTTGAAGCGCCCGATCGCTAGCTTAGCCAGCGATTTAAACCCGTCTGGTAACCAGGCGAGCTTCTGGGCTAGTTGCGCCCCCTTGCCTAAGGCAGGGTTCTTCTCGTCCTTCAAGAAAGTAACTTTCTCGCAGGGACTGAGGAGGCGCAATTTCACCCCGTCAACATGGAATGTTTCCATGTACGGCCTCTCCCAGAGAGGCTTGTCGGAGGTGAAACGAGTATGGTCAGTGCGAAGCATGACCTCCTCGCAATAGAACGCTCCTATCTTAGATAGGAAGTTCTTTGGCCAAGAGACCTTCATTCCATTCTTTGAATGGGCGAGGGTAATACCTTTAAGGTAGTCTCTTGGACCCATGGCAGCGTGATCATCACCTGCACATGCGAAGTTCCGCCATGCAAAGTATGGCGTCTTCATATAACCTCTTGCCAGCTTAGCTGACAACTCGGATTCCGAGATTCCGAGGCTGTAGAGAAGGAATGATTCCTCTTCTGCAACGAGGTTGTGGAGGGTAAGCACAGCTTTCGCTCCCGGGTCACCCATGAGTATTGCTCTCCTGGTAAGCTGCCCGTTAAACGGGTAGCCCGTGACCCCTTGTGCCTCCAGAATAATTCTGGGTGAACACAAGAGATCTACTGATAACCTTCTAAGAGGGTTATCACCAAGGTCAAGACCTTCTAAGAAACCATGTAACATGGCTCTTGAGAAGTCGTGACGGCAAAAGTCAGTTGCTGTCTCGAGGTCCGAAGTCAGGAAATATTCCGGCTTCGCTTCGTCTAATCCCGCACAGTGTGCGATACGTTTAACGTATTCGTACGCCTGCGCGCCGCGACTCATTCCGCTATAAGCGGATGGGTGTTGGCCTAGCCACGAGTTTAACTCGTGCGAAAGAGGTTGTAGAAGAAGGGTTA